CCATCTTGGTTAGTGCACTGTGTAGATCCAAACCAATCTAATGATATAAGAATATCTGTATCATTTAATTTTTTACAAAAAGGTATGTATGTATGACATTTAAAATAAAAAAATATCAAGTAATTAAAAATGCAATTAGCTATGAACTAGCTAATTTTGTATACAATTATTTTATGCTCAAAAGAGATGCTGTAAATTTTATGTATAAAAACAATATAAATTATGAGTCACCCCTGTTAGGCACTTGGGCAGATAGACAAGTTCCTAACACATATTCTCATTACTCTGACTTTGCAATGGAAACACTACTAATGAAAGTATTACCTAAAATGCAACAAGAAACAGGATTAGAATTAGTTCCAACATATTCTTATGCAAGAATATATAAGAAAGGTGACATATTAAAACGCCATAAAGATAGGCCTAGTTGTGAAATATCTACTACCATACATTTAGGTGGTGCTAAGTGGTCTATATTTATAGATGGTACAGGATCTGATAATGTTATTGATGAGTATAAAAATATACACAAACCTAATGCACCTAAAGGCACTGAGGTATTACTTGATGTAGGTGATATGTTAGTATACAGTGGTTGTGAATTAGAACACTGGAGAGAACCACTAGAAGGCGATAACTGTGCACAAGTATTTTTACATTATAATCATTTGAATGGTAAATTTGCAAAATCAAATATGTTTGATAAAAGACCTATGTTAGGAGTACCTTCTTATGTTAAATAAATTTAGATATTACTTTTGGCACAACCCTATAATGTGTAAATTAGAGGGTTATATTGTATCATTAAGTAGTTGGATTTGGACTAAACGATGGGGTGATAGAGACCTTTATCGTAAAGTCCAAAAAAAAAGACACCTAGAGTAAAACTCTAAGTGTCTTGTTGTTGCCTGCGATGAGGGGGGTCTTTATAGATCCCCCTTTTTTATTGTAGGTAGTCCATTTGTTGGAACAAAGGTTTTTTCTTTGGAGCCAACATATTCTCTGTTTCTATTAATGGTTTAATTCTATCTTGATAAACATTTGAAAGTAAATTTACATAATTAGGATTCTCTGCATATGGACTCATACCTTTAAACATTTCTTCTACTTTATTTGATGAATCTATTACAGGTTTATAACGATCACTTGTACTTATTAACTGTAAAAATCCTCTAATACTTTCTTTACTATCTGCAAACTTTCTTAAATTAGCACCACCTGTAGTAGTTAAGAATCCTTTAGGATTTTGCTTCATATAATTTGAGTCAGCATGCATACCAAAAAAATTATTAGCAGCTTTTGCAGTAGGTGCATCTTTAAATTGAAAGTTGCCTGTTTCTGTAGCAGCTACAGTTGCTATAAAAGATATAGGTATTTTTCTTTCAATAGAATCTTCTGGGTACTCATTACGCACCTCTTTGATTATATTTATAAACTCTTTTGTTTTACCTATGTCAGCCATACAAATTTCTATAAATAAAAATACACTAACAATTCCAAGCCCTAAGAGCTTTATTAATTCTTGAATTTGGATCATTAGCAGTTTTAGCAGATGTAAGTTTTTTCTT